CAGCTTCAGACTCAAACTCAGTCATGTGAACTGTAGTCCAAAGCGTGTCTTCTTCTGCGTAGACCGCACGTTTAAGCCCGACTTCGGAAATAAACGTGCAAGGCGCTTCCAAATGCTTTTCGCCAAACTCGGTAAACACTACAACCTTACCCTTGGAAATAAAATTTAGGTGCTGATGCCGGTGAATTTTGCCAATGATCAATGTGCCTTTGGGGATCATCATTTCGCGTGCGTATGTGCAGCAGCCGTACTTTTCATCTTTGGGCGAAAAATAGTGCTTCAACGTGCAGTCTTCCAGCGTAGACTCCAGCGCGCCCTGCGCGATGAGCTTTTGCAAACCGTCTTGCACGACAAGAATGTCTTGCCGAAACCTGACTTTATCGGAAGAATTGGCGATCTCGTTCATGTCACCTCACGGCCACTGACGCGCATGTTGATAGCTGTGGCAGTGCCTGCAATAGTGCTGATGAAGTCGCCCACGCCCAGCACCTGGCCCACCAACTCGGGGAAAGTATAGACCTCGGCAGGCTGAAGCGTCTTGGTCTTGGTGATCAAGTTGGAGTTGCCGGCTGACCCGGCCACAGTGACCAAGTTGACGCTGATAGTCGCAGCGCTCGCGCTGTAGTTAGTAGCGGTGAATTTGTCAATGATGGCCGTGACGCCAGTAGCCGTGTACTGAGTCGTTTGGGCGTTCTCGACGTTCTTGGCGGGGACAAGGACTTTGACGGTGACTGTCATGGGTTACTCCAAAAGTAGGATGTTGTTCGGGACGTATTGTGTCATCAGCCAGTTTGTGCCATCAGACACAAGTGTCGCAGAATCTCCCGTACTTGCCAAGAGAATCGACGTGGCCGCCGCGCCCCCGGTCAACGGGACGACATTGCTGGACGCTGACACAAGCGTCTGGGCCTGGTAGTTCTGGAAATGCAGAATGCGCCCAGAATAGGACGACGGCGTTGGCAAAGTGACTGTACAGGTCGAACCTGTCTTATTGTTGATCAGCCACAGCTCAGTGGCCGCAACAGTAAAGTCAGCGGTTTTGGTAACCGGCGCTGACACGGCCTGCTTGTTGTTAAACGTAGACCAATCGGTTGAACTCAGCGCGCCACGGTTGCTGGCCGACGCCGTGGGCACGTTCAGCGTAATGACCGGGGTGGTTGTGCCGGTGGCAACCGTGGACGTCAGGTCAGTGCCCGTGGTGCCCAAAGTCAGCGCGGCCACTGAGGTTACCGTGCCAGACCCCTTGTTGTTAAAAGTTGTCCAATCGGTGCTGGACAGATACCCGTTAGCCGAAGTTGTGGCCACGGGGATACTCAACGTGCCGCTGGTGTAATCCAACGGCGCGCTGACGGTAGTAGCCGCCAAGGCCGTGCCGTTGCCGTACAGCAAGCCGGTGATACTGGTCGATAACGTCAGCGCAGGCGTTGCTCCGCCGCTGGAGGTGCCAGCAAAGCCATTGGACGACACGACTGAGACTGCTGTGACCGTACCGCCAGACCCGGTGGCCGACAGCGTACCGGCGACAAAGCTGACGCCAGACCCGATGGTGACGTTGCTAAACCCGCCGCTACCGTTGCCGTACAGAATGGACGTGCCGCTGGTGGCCGGGGCTTTGCTGTTAAAGGTATTCCAATCGGTGCTGGTCAAATAGCCATTGGTCGTGGTGTTGGCCGCAGGCATACTGATGTCAGGCGCTGTGCCGCCAGACGACACAACCGGCGCCGTAGCTGTCACCACCGTCACGGTGCCTTGGGCCGGGGGCGGCAACAAGTTTAGCGCGTCAATCTGCTTTTGCATCTCGGCCACTTGTGACAGCAGCCCAGGCGCGTAGGTGCTCAAACCCGCCGCTTCAATCTGTTTGGCCAGTTCAACGCTCAAGTCAGCCGGTGCAGGCTGCGTACCCACCTCATCGGCCAACGCACGCAAAGCGGCGTCGTAGGACGCAATCAGCGACTCGGGGCTTGGGCCAACATCTGGATTGTCGTAAACGGTCGTAGCTGCGGCAAGCAACGACAAAAAGAACAAGTACCAAGCCCGGTCAATCAACCCGGTGCGCTGGTCGATCAACGGCACCCTGGGGGGTGTGATAGGCGTGGGCGTTGCGTTTGGGCTAGGCATTGGTCGGGCTCAAAATCAATTCAGCCCCCATGATCGCTATTTTGTTGGGATCGGTCATGGACAGCTCATAGACACGATCCCGCAGCTTGAGCGTCATGCCCAACCGGCGGTAAAAGGCTCGCTGGTAATACGCGCCAATCTTGCCAATAGGCGTCCAGTGTTCGTTTGACCACGTATGGCCGCCGTCATCGCTCCAGCGCAGCATAAGCATTGGGTCGCTGCCTTGCGTAACATCTGTAAATTGGTCTGCAATTAAATAATTATCGTTTTCAGTAATTAAGTAGTTGTCATTTTCTGTCATTAAATATATTATTTCGGGAATCATTGACCCGTTTAAACCAACGCCGGTTTCCAAGTCGATTTGGAGGCTGTGATGGGCCGTGCGCTTGAGGTTGTTTTGCCCCGTGGGCAACGCCCGCCAAGTGCGCAGCCATTTCTGAATCTGGCCATTGTCGGCATACACGTCAAGGTCAAAAGCGTAGATGTTGCCGTTTTCAAAGTCGCCAACGACAATTTTGTTGTTAAACGCCATTTGACAGTTGCTACGGTGCCGAGTAAACGCGCCTTCGGCAAAACCGGCCCGTTCATGCCAGGCTTGGGTAGCAGCGTCATACACCCAAGTGGTGTTGGCCGTGGGGAAAATCAGCACGTAAAAGCTGTGGCCATCCTGTTGATAAGTGTACGCAATGGCGTCCGACATGTCGGTGTACTGCTGAATGTGCCATTCGACCGCATGGGTTGAGATGCGCTGGCCTTGGTACCCGTTGGCCCGGTAGACGATGCCTTGTCCCCGGCGATCCCGGCCCAGCCAAAACAGACCATTGTCCATCTTGGCTATGGAGTAAGGCGCCGCGCAACCAAGTTCGTTGAACGCGCCTTGAATGCGTTGCAAGGGGAAGTCTGTGGCGCCTGAGTCGTACCAGACTTCAATAGAGTTTGTACCAAAGGCCCAGACCTCGCGGAAGTTGGACACCACGGCCAGCAAGCCGTCAGGTGACCCTTCGGTGCTGGCAAACTCAAGCGGGTCAATGGACGTGCCGTCCAAAAGGGTTGTGACCCACATCTTTTGGCTACTGGGCTCATTGAACACAAAATAACCGTCTAGATAGCAGACGGTCACCGCGCCGGGGAAATCAGGGTCAGTGATTTGGCCAAAAGCGTTGGTGGTGTTGTTGTAGATGTAGCTGGGGCCATCAGCCGCAATGAACAGTTGCGTGCCGTTGTCAGCCATGCTGACCGGCCCGGTGCCCGCCACGGTGCCAATCAGCGTGGGCGTGTAGGTGTTGTTAATTTTGTAAAGCTGGGTGCCCGACACCACAAAGCCCACGCCGTCATTAGGCGAAAACGCCCATAGACCGCGAATCGGGCCAAACCCTACTTCCGATAAAAGCGTCAAGCCTGGACAGCGTTGCAAGAACGCAGGCTCTTTGCCGCCTTCGGGGATGACTTCTGGAAACAAATTGACCATACGGGCATCCGCAGCGTTGACGCTGCGGGCCACGTAGGTCGAGCCAAGGATAGGCGTTTTCATCAATAGTTGCCGGCGTAGATGTTAAAGCGCTGGCGAGTTGCAATCAACGAATACGGCATAGACATGATGTCATCAGGATTGTTGATGCGCTTCAGATTACGCTTGCTAGTCATGGCGATGCGCTGCACCTGGGGGCTGGGCTCGACGCCAAACTCAGGCGCAAACTCCATGGCCAGGTTATATGCAAAGGCACGTAGATACCCAGGCGGGAACAAAATATTGGTTGCCAAATTGGCAGGCTGACTTAGCTCTTGCACGCTGACAAAGTGGAACTCCAGCAGGCGCGTAGGGCGCGGGTAGATGTTAATCGTAACGTCTGGGTAGGTCATGTTGACAAACATCACCTGGGGAAAGGTCGAGGTCACAGTCTTGACCGCAATACCGTTGTACTGCTGCTGATTGATCAGCTTGATGCCATACGACACCCCAGTGCCGGGGTCTTTAAAATAGGTGGAGTCGTCAACCAAAACAGGCCGCACGGCAGTGCCGTTTAGGCGTACCAAGGAGCCAGTAGGGCCAAGAGTTTCTTCAATGGAACTGACCGGCCAGTTGACAATCTGGTCAATAGTACAAAAAACAGACAGACGCTCGGTATTCCAAGAGTCAATCATTTGGTTGAGCGCCATTAACGCATCTTCAGACACTGATGCAGAGGGGGTTTCGCCCTCGGCCAGCACGCCCAGCAGCCGCAGCGCCCGGTTGATCTGATCGGCAGCAGAGTAGGTGGCCATGTTTACGCTCCTAGTTCGACCGCCTCAACAACAGGACGGCCACGTCTACGTTTTACTTCCTGTGGAGCCGCCTCTTCAACATCAATTGGCGTGTCAAGAGTATAGCGTGTCCAGCCATTTTTTTCGTCTTCTACAGCTTCAAGTTCCATCGTTGCAACTTTGGCGCCGTGGACAG